GGCCGACCCCATGTGGCCCGTCCACGACTGACGGCACCCCAGATGCCGCCTGTGCCCCATCCCCATGAGGATTACCAGCCGCCCCAGCGGCCGGCGTGCCCGGTCCCCACGACCGGGAGTTCATGCCGCCACCTCGCCGAAGAACGCGCCGACCTTGACGTCGAGGCGCTCAGCGAGCGCGATCAGTTCGCGATCGGTGAACGGAACGGAGCCGTTGAGCCGACGGACGACCGCCATGCGGGAGAGGTTGAGAGCCGACGCGAGATCAGCCTGTCGGACGCGCTTCTCGACTGAGATTCCGCGCACCTTGTCCGCAACGCTGCTCGCTTGGCGAATCGTTTGTATCGTCATGCCGGACAGATTGCCACGCATGACACGTCAAAGCAAGCGCTCTGTGTGGCATGTCGCTACACGGGTGCAACGCTCCACGCGACGCGCTGTAACGCTCAGCGTTGCAATTCGTACCGACATGCGTTATTTTCGAGAGCATGAAGACAGCCGCTCTCCCGCAGGAACTCGCCGCACGCTCCGACGAGGTCCGCTCGACCGTCGCCTACAACCTCGATGCCGCCCTGAAGGGGCAGCGCTGGTCCCGCCGAGCAGCCGCCACGGCTCTCGGCCTGACCCACACCTACGTCAACAGCCGCGCTGCTGGAGACACAGACCTCTCCGCGAGTGACCTCGTCATGTTCGCTGACTTCCTGAGCATGCCCGTCAGCGCGTTCTTCCAGCCCATCCCGACCGGCAACGACAATGTGACCGATATCACGTCGAACCCGCGGACGTTGGTACCGAAGGTCGCAGGTTCGACTCCTGTCGGGGGCACAATCATTCCGTTCCAGCCGCGCGAGCGTGCTGTCGTCGAGCACGTCGAGGTCGCCCCGGTGACCCCGATCGCTCGCGCGCGCGCATAGCGCAGGGTCACGACCTGTGAGCGTGAACGACACTCACCACGAACCCTCTTCGACTCTGGGCGAGCCGGTCCTCGCTCGCGGCTCTCGATGCTCAATAGCGTCAGGAGTCCACACTGATTCGAGGGGGAGTCATGAACGACACTGACCTGCTGGACGCTTTCGCCGACTATCAACGTTCGGGGAACCGAGCGAAGCGCACCATCACCACGAGAACGTCGATCCTTCGATCGTTCGCCGCACGCCAGGGCACGACGCTGCTGGAGGCGACTGTCTTCCACCTGCGTCGCGACATCGGCCGCGAGAACATCGCTCCGTCGACGAGGGCTACGACTCGCGCGACCTTCCTCGCGTTCTACGGGTTCATCCAAGCCGAGGAGCTGCGCGCCGACAACCCCGCCTTGCGACTCCCAGTCGTGAAGGTGCCACCTCACCGTCCCCGCCCGTACACACAGGAGCAGATCGATCGTCTGCTGTCGACGGGCGCGTACAAGCGCACGAGGGCGATGATCCTGCTCGCCGCATACCAGGGCCTTCGCGCGTCCGAGGTCGCCGCGGTGCACTCCGATGATCTCGACCTTGCGGCCGGCACGCTCAAGGTGTTCGGGAAGGGCGGGCGCACGGACTACCTGCCCCTGCACGACACGATCAGGGAGCTTGCCCCGACGATGCGCCAGGGGTGGTGGTTCCCGGCTCGTGCTGGCCGTGAGGGGCACATCAAGGGCCAGTCGGTCAGCGACCTCCTCACGGATGCCAGGGAGCGCGCGGGGATCGTCGACAAGTCGCTGACAGGGCACTCGCTGCGGCATGCGTTCGGCACCGAGCTCGTGCGGAGGAAGGCGAACATCCGGGCTGTGCAGGAGTTGATGCGGCATTCGTCGCTGCAGACCACGCAACGCTACACGCAGGTGCTCGATGAAGATCGGCGAGATGCGCTCTCGGTCCTTCCTGGGCGCGTCATCCCGCTGCGATCCGGCAGACGTACGCCCGACGCGGCCTGAGCGCCCCGCAGACGCACGTAATCCCCCTCCGCGCCCGACTGGGCAGGGAGGGGGATTCGATTCGTTAGACGCGCGTCTGGGGCATCCGCTAGATTCTGCCCATGAGTAATGCGGGATGGTACGACGACGGCAGCGGACGACAGCGCTGGTGGGATGGCCACCAGTGGACCGAACACTTCGCGCCCCAGCAGCAGCCTGCGGCAGCGATGCAGGTCGCTGCCGATCCTCGCGCTCGACTCACGATGGAGATCGCCGGCTACGTGCGCAACGGGTGGCGGGTCGAGGCACAAGCGGACAACTATGCAGTGATCGTCACCGGCAACCGGACCAACCACATCCTGCATCTCATCCTCACGCTCGTGACGTTCGGGCTCTGGGCGATCGTCTGGCTCATCGTCGGACTCTCGTCCGGAGAGAAGCGCCGCACCCTCACCGTCGACGCGTACGGCAACGTCATCACTACCTGACGTCGTCGGCGCGACGTAGACTCGTCACCTCGGCCGGAGGAAGGACACCCGGCCATGGCATCACGAGGGCTCCACCCCGACACGCTACTCGGCATCAAGATCAGCTGCGTCATGTCGCGGAACCAGTACACGTCCGATCCGGGCCCGGTGATCGAGGAGCTTTACGCTGTCGGCGGTGGTCGTGTCGATCTGCTCGCGCAGGAGGTCGGCCGGTGGATCGGGTTCTACGAGGACGACTACACCCGCACCCTCGCGACCGCGCTTCGCGCACTCCCCCTCGACATGCAGGACGCGATCGAGCGCGGGCAGAATCGCCGAAGTGCACCGCACCACCGGACGCCGGCGCCACGAGATGGCAGTTCCTACTGAAGCAAACGAGTCTCACTGGTGATCGTTGTGGTCGGGTGTTAAGTTTGGCTCATGGCCCAGTGGACTAGGTGGTTGTCGGTGGTCGCGATGGCGATAGCCGTGCTCGCAATCACCCCTCCGGTGTGGGCGATGGTGCTGGCGTGGGTACTGCTGGTTCTGGGGACGGCAGGATCGGTGTATCACTACCCGTTCCCGCTTGGTCGAGGTAGTCGTCGAGCATCTCGCGCAGCTGATCACCACTGATCGCTGGCTGTGGTGGCTCCGTAGTCTGCTGGGATGCCGGGTCGAGACCGAAGAAGACCAGCAGCATCATGATGAAGCCGAGCAGCTGATACAGATTCACGGCACGCGTGGATAGCAGCACATCAATCGTCGATTTCCAGGCTGGTGCATGCTTGTCTAAGACGGCATCAACCTTCTGTTTCACCCGGGCTTCGTCCACCCCGTGCTCGAGTTGATCGATCGCCCATTGCGCCGCCGTCTTCACGCGGACCGCCTGGGCAGGCGTAATCCGAGAGAGCATCCGTCTCGTCCACTCCGGGCCAGACAGCATTGTCACGCTGTCGTCGCCACCAGTGAAGGTTCCCTCCATGTAGCGCGCGAACCCACCGCATCGAGGGCAGCTTCTACGCAAGCCAGTGACGGTCACGGTCTCCACACCGCTGATGGTTATCACGTCGTCGAGAAACTCGAGACCGCAGTCTGGACATTGCGCGTACATCTTCACCGGCGAAGTGTACCGAACGTTGGCAGGCCCCCCTTGGCGTCGTTGCGGCGTTCGTTCTGGGGCGCTGGTTGCCATCTGAACAAACGAAATACCCCCCCACCCTCCCGAAGGAGAGTAGGGGGTATTTCGTCTGCGCAGTGCCAGGAAGCATTCTGCTCGGTTACGTCTGCGCCCAGAATCCGGCAACCCGACGAAGCGTGATCGCCTCACCCGAGGCCATCGTCTTGTTCGCGTTTCCGGCGAGGCGGAGGCTCGTGGAGTGAGTGAGGGTCGGCGTCTGATCGACGCCTGCGAACACGGTCAGCAGCTGCCCTGTGGACGCACCGGTGAAGTCCGTGTAGGTCCCAGTAACGAGCCCTGCGACCACCCTCCCGAAGACGCTCGGCGCGCCGACCGCCAGGTTTCCGGAAGCCATGTCGGTCGGCTCGACGAACACCTTCCCATCGATCTGTGTCCCGCTCTCAAGCGTGAGCTTCGTCGCGTGCGAGCCGAAGAGGGAACGCACCTTGAACTCGTTCTGGTTCGCCGCGTTCGCCACGACCAGCATCGACCCCGACGGACCCGACGGCACGTACAACTTTGTGTCCTTCACGACTGACCGCGAACCGAAGAATCGGACGAAGTCCGTGCGCGGCGTGTGTGCCGGGTTCTGCGTCACGGTCGCCGCGAACGTCACCATCCCGCCATCAATCAGGCAGTCGTTTCCCAGGTTGAATGCGGGCCGGGCGGTCGACACAGACGTCGTGAGTTGGAAGTCACAGTCCTTGAACGCCATGCGGTGCCCATCGGCCCACAGCGACGCGCACCCCGTCGAGGTCGCAAAGGACGTCCCCTCGAATGTGATCGCCTTCTGGTTGTCACCGTTCGTCGCACCACCGGCCCTGTCACTCGACCCCACCGTGTACGGCGTGGCCTGGCCGCTGATGATCTCGAAGACGTTCCGGACTATCCCACCACCGTGGAAATGCACGCCGGTGGCACGACCGAACCAGATCGGCGACCGCTCGGACTGGTTCGTGACTCGCGCCTCCAGCTTCACGCCGTAGAAATCGATCTGCCGCGGCCCCACTGACGCGCTCGCGTCTCCTGCGGGCATGTCGACGCTCAGCAGCAGCGGGCACGACTCCACGCGCAGGCTGTTGAAGCGGAGAGCGTTGGAGTTGTCGCCGATGGTTGACGTGATGTCGACCGCGTACCGATTGCCTGTCGGGGTGCCCGCGTCTGCCGAGGTCGGCTGCGATCTGCCGGACCTGTAGACCGTCACCGCATCGAAGTAGGAGTCGTAGACAGTGTCGAGCGTGAGCCCTTGGTAATTGAACCCCCCGAGCCACAGATAGCTCACCGATGCGTCCTGGACCCCTTTGAGCACGAGGCCACGGCGGTTCGTCACCGTTGTCGCTGAGAAGTTCAGATCCGAGACGACGCTGAGCCCGTGGAGCTCAAGCCTGCGGAGGAAGTTCGCGCCGTCGGGCGCGGCTGTGCTGGATCCGATCCACACTGCGGCGTCACCATTGCTGATGCCTGCGGCGTGCACGGTGGGGATGAGCAGGGTGGCGGACTCTGCTTCGATCGTGACGTGCATGAGCCCGGCGGCGTCGACCACCCACCGGTTGATCGGGTAGACCCCAGACGGGATGTTGATCACCGCGCCCGACGCGAGAGCCGCCGCCGTGCACGCAGCGAACGCCGCGTCATTCGTCGCCGCGACTTCGGCATCGAACGTGTCCTGTCGGATCGCGCCGTATGCCGTCGGCTTCTCCCGACGCACGTACGAGTGCTCGAACTGCGCCGCCTCCGCAGCCGATGCTGCTGCAGCGACTTCCGCAGCGGCAGCCTGCACCCCGGATGCGATGGCAGCCTCCACGGTCACGGGGTCGAGCCCAGCCTCAACCACCGCGCCATACACAGACGTGAGCTTCGTCGTGAACGATCCGGACTTGATGATCACCTGCGTGAGATCGCCCTCGACACGGAAATCGGGGAGCACACCGATCGCCGACGCCCGCAGCAGAGACAACTCCACACCGGACGTCGGGTCGAACAGGCGCAGCGGAGTCTCGAGAGCGACGTCATCCGTCGCGTGCACCGTGAACTCCGCGTCCCCGACGAGGGCTTCCGTGGCCGGGTCGTAGGCAATCGGGGTACCGAAGTAATCCTGGAACTCAGCCATGGAAGTGGTCCTTACTCCGAGTGAGAGGCGGCGCCGACCCGCTGCATGGCCGTCTCGATGTCCGAGGCAGCCTTCGCAGGGTCGTTGACTGCTTGCTTCACCAGCGCGACGTCGGTGTAGTCCTTCGGGATGCCGTTGGACGTGACGTTCAGCCACGCCACGAGACCCGCGAGAGGCGGCGCCGCGACCGCGACGCCGAACTGCACGGCCGTCGCGACCGGGTCAACCTGCCCGGTGATGATACCGAGGATCACGGTCGCCGAGACGCCGGCGCCGAGGGTCGCGGCGTACGCCTGGTAGGTGGTGCGCACGAATGCTCGCTTCGCGGCGAGCTTCACCGCGGCGGGGATGATCGGATCGATGGTCATGGCGTTTCTCCTTCGGGAGGTGGGGTGGGCGCGCAGACGATCGCCTGCACGCGGGTGGTCGGGCCGGTGTCGGCATCGGCGATCTCGACCCAGACAAGCTTCGGAGTGAACCCCTCCGGGCATGTGGGACCCGGAGGTCCTGCCGGGCCGGGTGTGGTGGAGTCCGCGCCGGGGGCGCCCGGGGTGCCGTCGACACCATCGGTGCCGTCTGTGCCATCCAGTCCGGGGTCGCCCTTCGCCCCGATGCATCCGCCGTTCACCGCGCAGTACTGGGCGACGGCCGCGGCGATCTGCGCGGGGGTGGCGTCGGAGCCGTCCTTGCCGTCTCGTCCGTCCTCACCGTCGATGCCGTCACGTGGACGATCGACAGGATCTGTCGGGACCGAATCGACGACGGGGTCCTCGCCGAGCTCGAGCACCTGCTCACGCAGCGCGTCGATCTCCTGCGCCCGCTCCTCCGCCTCCGCGGCCGCAGCGGATTCAACGTCGACGGCGTGCGCGGACTGCTGGTAGGCGTACGCGCCGAGCGCGATCACGCCACCGATGGTCAGCACCTGCACCGCCAGGATGATCGCAGCGACCCCGATCGTCCGTCTCGTCGGCTTAGTCATAGATACCCTCCGGCCAGTCCTCAGGTGGCGGTGGATCGCCACGATCGATGTGAGCTCGCAAGCGAGCGGCGTAACTCACCGCGCGCAGCTTCTGCTGTTGTGATGCGTTCGCGCGCTTCTCGAGCGCGACACGTTCCGCGTCCTCACGCTGGATCTGCTGGTACCGGCGAGTGAAGAAGATCCCCAACCAGACGCCGGACCCCGCGACCACAGCGACGAGGAGAGTGACGAGCGGTGTGACCCACTGCTCCATGCGGGCCTCCTCAGGGGCGTCAGGCGTCCCCGAAGATGTGGGCGACGAACGGAACGGCAGCCGCCACGGCGAGCAGAACGCCAGCGAGCGCCGGCCAGGCGGGCGACACCGGAAGCCGCCGCGCCTGGCCGTGCTGCATGTTCCGCCGGGTCATGCGAACAGGCCCTTGAGCCAGTCGTAGAGATCGCGGAGCTTCGACTTCGGCACCGGGATCGTCTCCTCGGGCTCAACCTCAGCGGAGCGCAGGCGCACCTGCTCGACGATGTGGTCCATCTTCGACATCAGGAACTCGCCGGGGCATCGGGTCGCGTTGATCCCGGCTTCCAGGTGGCCGACGATGTGCTCGCGGTCTGCGGTGACAGCCACCTTCACGCGGGTCCCGTCGGGAGCCGTGAGGTAGGGGTCAGCCGATGTCGACAGCTTCACGAGCCACACGCCGATCCCGATGATCGCCTCCACCGAGGCGTCCGAGACCTTCCAGTCCGGCTCACCTGCGATGTTCGTCGTCTCGATCGCGACCGAGTAGTCGTTGGCCTCACCTGTCGAGCTGGGCTTCAGCGCCGGGTGGATCATCTCCGTGACCACCGGGCCATCGACCTCCCACGACGGGCAGGAACCCCGCTCGTTTCGCGTCTTGAAGTACGGCACCTGCGACATGAACGCGGTCTCGTGGTGGACGATGAGCGTCGTGATGACTGCACCGTCGCTGCGCGCCTCCTGACCGAGCGGCACGTCCCAACCAGCGGCAGCGCCGGGGTAGACCGGTGTGCGCTCCTTGACGACGAACTCGCTGGGGGTGCCAGGCGCCGGGGTGACCTCTACGGCCACCCACGGCTTGCCGGAGTTGAGGAACTCCTGCAGCTTGCGGACAGTGTCCGGGCCGATCTGACCGTCTTCGGTGGCGCCGACGTTCTTCTGCAGCGCCTTGACCGTCTGCGGGCCGAGCTCGCCATCCACTCGGGCGCCGACAGCCTTCTGCAGAGCGCTCGTGGTGACCGACCCCCAGTCGCCGTCCTGCTCCACACCGACCGACTGCTGGAGTCGCTTGATCGTGAGCGTTCCGAGGTCGCCGTCCACGACGAGCTGTCCCGGGGTTGCGCCACCGCCGGCCGGAGCGCCGGAGAGGTTGCCGCCTGCGTTCAGGTGCTCCTGCAGCTTCGTGGTCGTGGCTGCGCCCCAGTCGCCGTCGACCACAGCGCCGACACGCTCCTGAAGCTCCGAGATCGTCACAGGGCCGAGGTCGCCATCAGCCGTCACGCCGAGGCGCTCCTGGAGCTTGGTGATGGTGTTCGGTCCCATGTCGCCGTCGACGGTCGCGCCGATGCGGGACTGGAGGAACGCGATAGTCTGCGGTCCGAGTTGGCCGTCGACATTCACGCTGGTCGGTGGCTCGAACACGCCTCCGCCGCCGCTGCCGCCGAGACTGATGTTGCGGCCCTCGTAGTGCCAGCCCTCACGCGGCCAGAAGTAGTGCCCGTTGTTGTCGAAGCCCCAGGCGTCGCAGTTGTCCGCCAGCCAGTTGGATCGCCACGAGCCGATCACGGTGACGCCGGCATCGTTCCCGGAGTCGCGGAGGTCGAGGGCGATCGGGCCGATCGGTCCCGTCTCCTCGTGGTTCGAGGACCCTGGAGGGGCGGCGAGGTTGAACCCGGGGAGCCGGTTGATCCAGCCGTTGTAGAGGTACTCCTGCTCGGCGCGTGTGCGCGTTCCCGAGGAGATGATGAGATCGCAGCCGGTAGCAGCGGCGAACGCCGACTCCATGAGCCGGAACTGTCGGGCGATGTTCACCTCGACCCGCTGTCCGTCGATGATGACGTAGCTGTAGGCCATGACGGCCCCCTCTCATGAAGAAACCCCCGCCGTGGCGAGGGTCAAGACGAATGCGGACGTGAGATTCACGCGAGTGGCACGAAGCTGCTGCCCTTGCCGATGAAGATCTGGGTGGGCCCGAAGGTGCTGCCCTTGCCGAGCGTGGTTTCCGCATCGACGAACGTGGCGATCTTGCCCACGCGAAGCCCGGACGCTGTCTTTTGCGTGAGCGTCCCCGATGGTTGGCTGTAGCCGACGCCGTTGTGCGCGAAGACCCGCCAGTAGTAGGTGCTCGCCGGGGTGAGCGCTGTGACGACCGCGGTTGTGACTCCGCCGCCTTGGGCGTAGTCCACGTAGCTGGCGAAGTCGGGCGTCGAGGAACGACGCAACAGCATCTGGTCGATCGCGGATCCGCCGTTACCCGGGATCGTCCACGTCAATCGCATAGACGTAGGCGTCACCTCGGATGCGACAGGCGTACCCGGAGCCCCGGGCGCGGTCGCGCGACCGATGTTCGCGCTGATGCTCGTCGGCCCGCCGAGTCCCTGCGTGCCTGTGGCGCCCATCGTGAAGGTGACGGACTGGTTGTACCCGATGTAGTAAGCGCCGCCGACTTGGATCGTCTGGACGCCACTGATGGCGAAGGTGCCGCCGTCGTTGCCAATGCCGGAGAACGACACGCTCCACGGCGCGCCGCCGGTGAATGTCTGGCTGGACCGGTTCTGGATGTAGAGCCGGATGTAGGTGCCATCGTCGTCGATCCAAATGGAGCCTGCGGCACCCGTGTTGGCGAATGCAATGGTGGTCACGACGAACCTCCTACGGCTTCTTCGCCCAGACGATGTTCTCCGCGAACGGAGGTGCGGTCGTGCCGACGTAGATCGAGTCCGGCACCCATGTCGGGTTGCCGAGGGCGTCGAATCCGATGACCCAGGTGATGCCGTTGATCCAGATGCGGGTGCCGATCCGATCCAGGTAGTCCCGGACCAGGAGGTGACGCGCGGCGAGACCGCCGTCCCCGTTCCACACGCGAAGATCGATGATCTCCTGCGCCGCGGTCTGGCCGGCGGAGAACCGCACGAGCGCGAGTGGCTGGTCGTCCTGAACACCAGGGTTCGTCGACCTCGTCGGCACCGAGACGGATGATCCGCCCTGGATCAGCACGAGCGTCGATGTCGAACTCCCCCAGACCCGCCGTAGCGCGACCAGATCCCACCGGTTCCCCGAAGCGACAGGAGCACCAGTCAGAGACTCAACCGCATCGGACTCATCCAGGATTCCCTGCCCCGCCGCCGTTCCGGGCTGCACCGAGAGCACGCGGTCGCCGACTCCCACCGCAACAGCGAACGAGTCCTTGCCGACGACGCCGTACTGTGCGCCCATGTGCGAGGTCAGCGTCGCCCACTCCGCATAGTCGACCGTTCCGTCGAACCCCGTCGAAGTGATCATCAGCGCCTCCCAGCGTCTCGTATGCCCCTGGCCACGCCGGCGACTTGCGCGCCAAGCTCCGCGTCCGGAGAGTCCTGAATGGACCCCAGGTGCGGGGTCACGACCACGCCATTCGCGGCGGATTCTTCGATCTGCACGGACGTGATCCGTTCCGTGAGGTTCAGTGGGCCGACTCGCACCGGGACCCGATCGCCGACGAGGAACGTCGTCCCGAATCGGAACCGCTCCGACTCGACCAACGACATCGACACACCTGCAGTCGGCGCCCCGTCAGCGAGAGCCTCGGCGGCGTCGATGGACATGTCTGCTCCGTCGTCCGCCATGCGTGCATCCTTGAAGGTCTCGATGATGTCGCCCCAGGCTTCTTCTCGGGCACTGTCGATCTGCTGGTAGAAATCGCGCGCAGTTCCCTCCCCGGCCCCGCCAACGGCCACACGGGTCGCTGACGGCGCATCTCGGGTCCATCCGTACTCCTCAAGCACGCCGGTGAGATCGGACAGCAGACCGGGCACCAGGGCCGCAGCACGCACATCTACGACCGGGTCCGGGCTGTACCCGATCGTGATGACCAGGTCATCTGCGTCGAGCGCGGCGACCGTCTTCTCGGCCAGCGGATGGAACCGGAAGTCAGCGCGCGCAGTGGACCCACGCGCCAGACTCGCAGCGGCGGACCACGGCACACCGAGACGAGTGAAGTTCGCCGCCAACGCCGCCTTGAATACGTCCTCCGAGGTGCCCGTGTAGCGGGCATACTCGACGTCCTGTGCCGTGATCGCCGCAGTCGGCTTCGGCCACCCTTGCCAGTCCCACAGCTTCCGAAAATCGCCCTCCACGCGCGCCGTGGTCGAACCGAGCGGCCCCGTGCCAGGCGTCGCCGATATCCGTCCGCGAAACCACTCGACCCCGCGGAACCAGTACGCGCACCGTGCACCTTCAGCGGTAACGGCAGCGAGAGCGGGGTCATCGTCGTCGAGCACGAACTCAGCCGTCGGTGTCGCATTCACCGGGATCTCCGCAGAGGACTCCCTCGCGACGACCGTCCGTCGAAACACCCCCGCCTTGTCGAACACCACGAACTTGATCTCGTCGGCCACCAGAGCCTCCTCAGATCGCGCGGAAGAACAGAGGTGCGAGCTCCGCGGTGATGCCGCCAGCGCCCGACGCGGACACCGACAACGGCGCAGTGCCACCTGACGGAACAGCGGAGAACTCGAGCAGCCCAAGCTGCTCCGTGGCATCGACGCCGTTGAGCAGCGCCGAGATATTCCGGGGGTCAGTATCGATCCGTAGCGTCTGCCCCGCGAGAAGCGAGAACGGAACATCCGCGGTGACGCCACCGACGCCGAGAACGACATCGGTCAGCGGCCCCTCGATCGTCCAGACGAGCCAGGCGTCGACATCACCCGGGTTGGCGATAGTCGCTGTCGCGAACGTCGCCGCAGGGCTGATGTTGTACGTCGGCGCGAGCAGAACAGGATCGATGAAATCGACGCCGGCGGGCTCAGAGAACGGGCCGACTGTGATCGGATCACCCTCCCAGAACGGCTGCTCTGGCTCCATCTGCACCGGAACGACAGCCCAGCCCGCGAGATACGGATCCCGCGGGAACTGGTGGTCGTCGTCGAAGACGCCCGTGAGGCGCAGTCGGCGCGTCTGCGTTCCGGCTGTGACCTCCCAGACGCCCGACTTCTCCGGGTGGATCGTATTGAAGAACCGCGTGTAAGCGCTCTTCCATCCTTCGGAGCCGTCACCGTAGACGTAGAGCGGCCAGAACACGTCGCGAGACTCTGCCCGCCAACCTCGGTTCCTGTGCCCAGGGACAGCCCTCGACGTCGACTTGTACTTCGTGATCTGAGGGAAGTGAAGCCCGGTCACCCCGTCAAGCATCAGACAGACGCCGGAGCGCCAATCGTTGAGATCCCACTCGGACCCATCCGGCCCGATCCACCTCATCTCCAGCCCTGTGGTCACGGTGCCTGGCGGCGGAGTTGAAGGTGGGGAAGCCAACACGATAGGCATCGGTTACCCCACCTTCACAAGAGCACCAGATCGGTAGTACGCGGCACGCTTCCGTCGGTCGAGCACGGTCGCGATCTCCTCGGGTGTCATGGCGAACTGTCCCTCGAAGACGTACGTGTCGCCGGTGACAGAGCGTGTTCCGGAGGACGAGCTGCTGCCCGAACTCGGCGCGCCACCAACTGCCGAGCCGCCATTCGGGAATGACGGGAATTCGGGCCCGGTGCCACCGAAGCCGCTGATCCACTGCTCCCACGTCGCCTCGCCGGACTTTTGCACCTGGGCCCAGCCCGCACCCGAGAACGGCCCCTTCTTGGCCGGCGAGTGTGGGAAGTAGTCCTGCACCAGGCGCAGCGCCGACGAGACCGCGTTCTCGATCGGGGCGAACATCGACCTGATGCCATCAACGAACCCCTGCATCAGCGCACGCCCCGAATTGTAGAGGGTGCCTCCGAGACCGGCGAGGGCGATGAGGGCTCGAACCGGGATCGACCGCACGAACGCGATGACCTCTTCGACCTTCTGCCCGACCACCTGGGCCGCGCCACCGATGGCCTGACCGATCGTGAAACCAGCATCCGAGAACGCACGTGCCGCATCGCCCACCGGGCCCGGAAGGGTGATCATCTTCTGGTACAGCTCTTCAGGTGCCGTGCTGCCCGAGATCAGGTCGAAGAACACGCCTACTGCTGCGGTGGCGCCGTTGAACCCTTCGGCTCCCTGGATCAGGAGCGGGGCGAGGATCGCGATCCCGTTGATGATCGCGGGCAGCGAATCCGCTGCGGACTTGAGCAAGCCCGGAAGAAGCGGAAGCAACTCTCTCGCCAGTTCCGTCAGCTCCGGCAGGACGTCGGCGAACGCCTTCGCCAGTGCTGGCCCTTCCTTCTCTGCGAGATCCGCGATCACCGGGAGAACATCCGTACCGATAACCCGCGCCAGATCGGTCGCAACCGGCAGGAAGGCCGATCCGATCTTCGCCTGCAGATCGTCCCAGGTTGCAGTGTTCTTGCGGTTCATGTTCGCGAGCTCGCCGCCCGTGTTCACGAAGTCGCCCTGCACCGCGCTGGTCTGAGCTAGGAGCGAGCCGTAGCGGGCCTGCACCTTCTGCGCTTCGGTCAGGGCGCCGGTCCCATCTCCGATGCCATTTGCGAGCGCGTACGCTTCCACAGCGGCCGCCGAGAGGTCAATGCTGTACTTCCGAAGCGGTTCCGTCTCCCCCGCCAGGCCCGACTGGAAAAGCTGCAGTGCGTCAGCGACCTCGAGGTTGAACACGGACGCGAAGTCCGTGCCTCGTCCGACAAGCTGCTCGAGCGTGCCCGCGACGTTGCCACCCTCGCCTGCGATCGTCTTGACGAACCCGGAGAACTGAGTGGCATAGCTGTTGAGATCACGCTTCGACAGGCCGAACGCCTGCGCGGAGTTCTCGCCCAGTTTCAGCACCGCGTCGGCCGCGTCCCCATAGGAGACACCCACCGCGTTCACGGACTCATTCAGATCGGATGCGATGTCGATCGACCCGAGGACGAAGTCCTTCGCCGTGCGGAATGCATCCGCCACGATGTTCCCGATGCCGAGGGCAGCGAACGCTCCGATCAGCGGGAGCGCGAACGACTTCACGCCACCGACCACGTTCGACCGGAATCCGCTGATGCCCTTACGACCAGCCTCCGACAGCTCGTCGCCGGCACGATCTGCCGCGCGGGCGAGGTCACCCTGCGCGCGCTTCAGATCGTCCGTGGCGTCCTCGGTCGACTTATGCGCAGTGCGCAGCTGCCGGGACGAAGTCTCCAGACGCTCCTGTGCGCGGATCACCTGCGACGAGTCCTTCTCGTACCGCTGGTTCGCCTCGTTCAGCTGTGCCTGCGCGACACGAACCTTGCCGATCGCATCCTGCTCCTTCAGGCGCGCCGCAGACATAGCGCGTGACGCCTTCGCGACGTCCGCCTCCAACGCCTTCGCCACCTTTTCGGAGGAGCCCTTCGCGGATTGCTCGAAGGCCCTCTTGAAGCCCGTTCCAGCGTTCTTGCCAGAGTCGTCGCCGGTCTTCGAGAAGATGCGGGAGAAGCCCTTTGAGGCGTCTGTCGCGGCACCCTCGAACTCGGCAGTCGTCTTGCGACGCACCCCCTTGAACGTCGGGACTACGGCAACCTCTGCGACGGCAACCTGAGAGCCCATGCGCTCCTCCTCATCGGTCTCGGAGCGCACTCCTCGCCAGGAGCTTCTGCTCCAGCTCGGCGCGTTCCTCCGCCGTCACATCGGCGTTCGGCGCCTGATCCGGCCACGGACGCGGCAGGTGAATCGGATCCGGTGACTGCTTGCGGTCGCGGTGCACGTTCATGTACCACTCAGCGAGGATCATCTGCGAGATGTCCGCGTACGATGCGACCCAGTCGTATCCACGCTCAGAGGCGTAGGTGTGCGAACCGGTGTCGCGCCGCAGCTCCATCACCAGATGGATGCCCTCACCGAACGGGATCTCCCACCCCAGCGCGGACAGCGGCATGTGGATGCGGGTCCGGAAGTCGTAGGTGAGCGCTCGCTCGTGCTCGGCTACGAACGCGAGGAGCGCCGCGATTCCCCCGGCGTTGCCTGCTGCTTCTCCTTCCAACCCTGGAAGTACGCAGCGGCGATCTTCGCCGACTCGAAGATGTCGAGCTCGTCGATCACCTCCAGCGTGGAGTTGTCGCCGATGCCCTCGAGGAGCAGGAAGAACTGCTCGACCTCATCGGCATCGCTCTTCAGGAGTTGCCGGAACAGCTTCGTCTTGAAGCGGAGCGGCACCTTCAGCTCGCCGTCGGCGGTCTGCGCGACGAACGTCTCGCCGACGACCATGAACTGCGGCTTCGTCTTCGGCGTGTTCTTGAACACGGGGACGGTCGGCTTGGCGATCTCGACGTCGATGGTTTCGTCCTGCTCGGACATGGGTATCTCCTTCGTGGGATTTCCGTGGGGGCGTGGGTGCGGCCCGCTCTGCGGGAGGCCAGTCCGCCGGCCGGGTACGTTGCGAATCGCTTGACGCCACCGAACTGGTGAAGCGGGGCGCTGAGCCACCCACGAAAGGACTCAGCGCCCCACATTGGGGTCAGGCCGCGAGGACCCACTCACCGAAGTGAGCGTTGCCCGTGACCGCGGACCGGTTGATCTTGAAGGTGATGGCGTAGCCGAGCACCTCGCCGCGGGTCGAGCGGTCCTCGACGACGGACTGCACCTGGGCGTTCGCGGCGACACGGCGGCGGATCGCGCCGGACTTGGCGATCTCCTCGGTGAACACGACGTACTGCGTCGCGTGACCGCCACCGTCGAAGTTGATGTAGCCGTTCACGTCCGGCGCTGTGCCGGCCATGAGCTCGCGGACCCAGGGGTCCGTCTGCGCCGCGGTGATCGCGAGGGTGACGTTCGAGAGACCGGAGGGCAGCGAGTAGCCGTCCTGCCAGAACTCGATCGCGTCGCCGGTCTGCTCCCATGCCCACTGCGGGCCGCCGTCGGTCTTCAGGAGACCGATCTTCTTGAAGGCGGCATCCAGTGCCGGGGTGAGCGGATCCGTCGCCCCCTCGGCGGGGGTGGGGATGTCGGTCCCGAACGGTGCGACTCCGATGAAGCCGGTGACCGGTACGAAGACCTGCGTGATGTCGTTGCCTGCGCTGTCTGCAGCCATGTGTTCTTCCTCCTGGGAATGAGAAAGACCCCCGGCTGCCGCGCGGAGGTCTTCGGGGGTGAGTGTGGGTGGATCAGAGAGCCGAGCCGACGACCGTCAGCTCGAAGGTGCAGTACCGGACCGCCTGTGTTCCCTCGTACGGGATCGGGATCGGGCCGGTCGAGGCGGTGACTGCGGCGACCGGATTACCAGCCTCCAGGCGCGCGCTGTCGTTGATGAGCGCACGGACGATGCGGGCTAGGTCGTTGGCGTCGTCGGGGAGCAGCTTCGTGCCTGCGTACACCGTGACGCCGAGTGCCGCGGAGTCGGTGATGATCTCGCCGAGGCTGGATCCGTCGTAGCGGATGACGATGAGTTTCGGCGGGAGGGTCCCCGGGAGGATCTTGTTGTCGACCTTGACGCCGGCGCACACCGGCTCAGGCCGCTCGGCCAATCGGTCGCGAAGCCAGAAGACGAAGAAACGCTCAAGGTTCGCGTGAATCACGGCCGTCATCGTCGCCTCGCGTTCTTCTTCACCGCGCGGGCCAAGACGCCCTTCTGCGCTTCGATGATGAGGGACTTCTCGTCCGTGGCCTCGACGATGCCGACGACACGCTCCTGGTACTTCAGTCGCGTCTGGATGCCCCCCTTGTATCCACCGGAGTCCACAGGGGCGTCTGCGCGCGCCGTAGCGGCGATACGCTCAGTAGCCTCACTGACCACGGACACGATGCCAGGATCCCGCGTCAGGGCGTCCAGGTCCCAGTTGCTGATTCCCACGGGTCAGCCCTCCGTCATGTCGAGCGGGATCTCCAAGGCCGGCTGCCAGCCCGTGAACGGGTTCGTGTCGGCCGTGGGGCGCACGTTGACGTACAGAACCTCGCCGCCAGACCAGATGCCCGCATCCTCGTCGAGCGTCCCGCCGCGCCGGATCCGGTCCCCCGGCTGCACGTCCACGCTCGGCTCGGTGCAGTAGAGCGACTTCTCCGTGAGGATCTGCGAACGGGTCGCGTCGACCGGCGCCGTCGAGGACGAGGACGCGATGAACACGTGCTCGATCACCAGAGTGTCGAGCGGGTCGTCCCACGTCCCAGGAACTTCGGTGCTCGGATCGTACGGGTCGACCACCGGCATGCGCCGTTCGCGCACGACTGTCTCACCCGCGGCGAACTCCATCGCCGGGAAACCATCACCGAGCGAATCGAGCCAGGTCATCACGACCCCCAGTTGAGCCGGTATGGGGCGAGCGTTTCTTTCTCGGTCTCCAGCAGCGGGACGCCGAGCGCGGCGCCGTCACGGCCCGTGGCGACCTTCGCAGAGGCTGGCCCGATGGACTGCTGCACGAACGCGCTCGATGTGGCAGCACGCTTCGTCAGGGTGACGATCAGCGCGGCGACGTTCGGAATCTCGTCCGCAGCGAAGCCGTGCTCGATCGTGAGTTCGATGGAGCCGACGTCGCACGCCCACCCGGAAGCGAGGGTCAGCACGCCAGCACGCCGCGAGAACTTCACCTGATCGGTGACGTCGTGGCCGTCGCTCTTCGCGCTGACGACCTCGCGGATGCGCAGAGACGGCACGAGCAGGGTCTTCCCGCCCGTGCCGTCCAGCACGAGTTCTTCGGTGATGATGGGCGCGACGTGCCACCCGCACTCAGTACGGATGGCCTGATTCGCCGCTCGCAGCCAGAACGCCGGATCAACCTGCGTCTGAGCCGTCACGATGTCATCGATCGCCACGCCCATCACCTCCTACTTGTCGTTCGGCGTTGCCGCCTTGTTCGCCGGCGCCTTGGCCTTCGCCGCGGGCTTCTCAGCCTTCGACGTCTTGCCCAGACGATCGGCGTCCTCCTTGCGGTAGCGGACACCGTCGATCGTGACCATCAGCTGCTCAGCCATGATCAGACCGTCCGAGAGCCGACGACCAGGCGCGACGGCTTCCAGATGACCTGAGCGGCGCGCAGCTCGGCGCGCACATAGGTCATGTTCCGCTGGGCGTAGTCCTTGTGCTGGTTGAACGCCTGCACGGACAGACCCTCGCGGTCGAGGAGCGCGATCTGGCGGAAGTCGCCGAGGATGAACTGCCCCGGCTCGATCGCCTCGGACACCACGCGAGGACGACCCCAGAGTGTCGCCGGCCCCTGGCCGAAGGGGCCCTGGCCGTAGAAGCGCTCGTTGGCGTCCTGCATGAGGTCGATCTCTTCGTCGTCCTCCGGGTTGATCAGCACGGCCTGGACCGTGCCGCCCTGCAGGAGCGTGACCTTCGTGATGCCGCGACGGATCGCCTTCACGAGATCGATCGGCGCGGTGCCGGTGTACTCCTGCTCCTGGACGCCCGTGGTGTTCAGGATGCCCTTCGGCTCACCCGAGACGCCGGTGCCGTTGAGGAGCTTGTCCTCGATGACAGCGTCGAGCGAGTAGCGGAGCTCCTGATCCATGTACGTCGCGAACGCCGGGGCGTCAGCGAGCAGCTGGTTCGTCACGTCGTAGCCGTCGGCGTAGGTGTAGACCTTCGCGTCGGCCAGCGCCGTGGTGATCTCCGACACCGGCTTGAGTGCCGCGGCGTCCGTGCCCGAGGTGGCCTCGGGAACGATCTTCGCGTTGCGGGTCACGGCGGTGACCTGCACGTACTCGAAGTTGCCGGCCGTCTGACCGCGGCTGATGAGATCCAGCAGCGACAGGCGCGGACGCTCGACGAGATCCACCATCGGGACGCGGACGTTCTGCACGAACGCCTGCGGCGAGGTGACCGCCTTGCGGTTGACGAAGAAGTCCTTCATCGAACCGATGCGGACCGTGCCGATGTTGATCGGCGTGCCCTGGCCGACACCCGACGGGTGTGCCTTCTGGAACGCCTTGTACGGATCGGACTTCATGAAGCGCTCGCCCAGCGGGACGTCCTTGAAGTCGTCGGGGTTGTCCTCCGCGACCTCGTCGGACTTGCCGAACTCGACGACGTCGGCGAGAGCCTTCTCCGATGCTTCGATGCGCTCGATGCGCGTCTTCAGCGCGGTGATCTCGGCGCCCTTCGCCTCGATCTCGGTGAGCTCTTCATCGGTGAAGTCACGCTTCTCCGACTTCGCCTTGGCCTGGATGCCGAGGAGCTCCTTCTGGAGCGCCGCGAGCTGTTCCTTGAGATTCATCGATCTCTTCTTTCTGCGCCCTACAGGGACGCGTAGATGTTGATGAGTCCCAGGTGCTGCGCGGACGGTCCGGTCGTCGGCTCCTCGGCCTTGGCCCCGGAGGGCTCCTCGGTCTTGGCGTCGGACGGCTCGTCTGCCGTTCCCTGGTCTTCAGCGGTCTTCGACTCATCGAAAGCCGGGGCCGCTTCGTCCGCCTTGGGGCGGCCGTCTGTGAGCGCTGCGATCGCCGCGTCACGCGCGGACTTCACGGCGAGGATCTCGGTCTCCTGGTTCGCACCGACCGGCACGATGGAGATCTCATGGATCCGGAGCTTGCGCAGCTCGTAGTAGCTGATCTTCTGACCGTCTTCGGTCTTCTCGACCCAGCCGGCTTCGAGGATGTCGTACGCGAACGACATCTGCCGGACGCGGCCCTCGCGCATCAGCTTGTACGTGTACGCCGCGTTGGGGTTCTCGAGGTCGAGCTGCCCCTCAGTCCACGCGCCAGTCGCGTCTTCCTTCGACTCGACACTGGCGCCGAGGTTCAGCATGGGGTCGTCCATGCGGTGCCGCCAATAGATCGGGATGCCCGACCCGTCCGGCCCCCAGCGGTCGAAGTCTTCCTCGAACGCCCCCTTGACGACCATGTCGCCGTACGAGTCGATGTTGTTGAAGATCGAGAAATACGCCTGGAACTTGCCGGACTCCTCGTCGCCGATGGCCTTCACCTCGACGTCGAGAGTCTTCGTGAGCATCGTCATGACGCGCTCCCTTCTGCCAGGAGCTCGCGCTCCGTGCTGTCGTTCGTGATGCGAGCCGCCGCGGCCGCACGTTCGGGCGTGAGCCCTGCCTTGACGAGATCCGCGGTGAGTTCGCGGTCCCATCGGTCGCGGTCCCACCAGTCGAGGACGCCGGCCGCCTTCTGAGAGGAGACGACCTGCAGCTGCCGCGTCTGGAACTTCGCCAGGAGCTCCTCGAGCGCTTTGCCGTCCTGCGGGGATGCCTGGCCGCCGATCAGCACGTTGAGTGGCGTGATCAGCTGGTCGCCACCCTCGATGCGCTTGAGGTTCAGTCGACCGCGAGCCTCGTTGCGGGTAAGCACTGGAGCGCCGACCGCCGTCGAGATGTAGTCGATCTGCTCCTCGAACGAACCGCGCATCTTGGACTCGATGTTCGCCTCGATATAGACCTCGTCGCCGGGGTTCGTCAGAGGCGGCAACGAAGCGTTGAGTGCCTGCTCCCACGCCGTGAAGTACGGGCCGAGGTTGGGACCGTAGAGCATGTCCTTGAACGCCTTGATGTTCGAGAATGTGCCTTCGCGCGCACCGATCAGCTCCGGGGCGATGTAGTACGCCGAGCACACCTCGATGTCGGTGAGCTTGCGGCCCTCCAGGTCAAGGGTGTCGCGCGGCCGGAAGGCGGTGACTTCCTTCAGGGTCATGCCGTCTTCGAGGATCGGCGTGCCGCCCTCTTCGCCGCCGCCCTTCACGAACCGCTGCCAGGAGTTCTTGAAGCGGGTGAACGCACCCTCCTCGAACTTCCCGGCTTCCTTCGGCCGCTCGATGACCATCGGCACGCGGGCGCCGTTCTTCCAGATCGAGCGGCGGTACTCGACCGCCTCGCGCGACTCGTTCAGGATCGCCTGGAGTGTCCGCAGCGGGGATGTACCGTTCGCGCCACGCTCGGAGTAGCCGACATCGAGGATGTAGTCCTTCGGGTCACCGTCGAGCGTCGAGCCGTCCTTGCGGGTGATCTTCACCGTCTGGATGCGCCCGAGCCAGTCGCCTTCGAACTTCACCCGCGACGCGGGGATGCGGACCAGCTCAAAGCCGTCGACATGCTCGACGATCTGCGCGCACCACTTGTCGTGCAGCAGACCGTCGATAAGGATCCTCTCCCAGAACCGCATTGCCGTCATCGCGGGCGCGCGGCTCGGTCGACGGAGCAGCTTCGCGAGCTCCCCGTCACGGATCCGCTGACGGTCGAACTGCGCATCGAACTCGAAGAGATGCAGCGGCGTCGAGGCGACGTTGCGAGCGATGAAGCCGACGACCTTGCGGACGGACGGCTGGTTGCGCCACGCGGGCCCGTACTCCCACTGGTCATCCCAGTTGAGGAGATCAACGGGCGGGTCGACGACCTCGATGCCACGGCCACCGAGTCCGGCGGAGAGGTCTGCGAGGGTCTCGAAGTACGCGGCCATCAGCTCACCACCTGGACGTAGGTGATCCGTGAAGAGGGGACGAGAACTGCGCCAGCGATCGGCGTCGGTTCCGGACGGTCGACGGCGACGACATCGACGAGCGTGACGAACGACCGGGTGGCCGACTCGAGCACGCCACGCAGCGTCGCACCGTCAGATGCCACCACCACCGTCCGTCCGGTGAGCGTCTTGAGCTCGCGCATGGAAACCTCCTAGACGACCAGGAGGTCGTGATCTTCGTACGCGCTCTCAGGCGGCTCGGGCTTCTCAGTCGTTTCGAGTGCGAGCAGTGCGTTCGTGACAGACCTGGCCGGGGCGACATCCACAACGGATGTCAGGTCCCAGATGTCCATCCCGGAGAGCTGCTTCGCGGTGCCGTTCGCCATGGCCATGTTGAGGATGGGCTGCCCGCGGTGGCGGAGCAGAGCATCGCGCACACGGTCCTTCAGGCGGCCGGCGGAGTTGAGCATCGTGGTGCCGAAGATCTCGACGACCTCGAGGCCCGCGTCGGTGAGTGGCTGCACGAAGTCGGCGGCGGGGCATCCACGGGACTGCACGGCGACGTGCACGATGCACTGCTCCTTCGCGATGCGGACCACCTCGGGAACGACCCACAACATGCCGGCGCGCATCCGCACGACCTCGACATGGATCAGACCGTCGGCGCGGTAACCGGCAACGGAGACGTACGTCATTGACCTGTTCAGCGACGTATCGATACCGATCACCAGGTGCGAGCCGTCAGCGATCTGCGAACCGTCCGAGACCTGGTGGCCGTACTTGTCGACGCGAGGAGCGTCCGTAAGGTCAAGCCACTTCGGGTCCATGAACGGTTCAATGGTCGACTCGACCCACTGGCACAGCACCTCAGTGCGGGTGACACTCTCCGGCTCTCCCGATTCCAGGTCGGAGAGCAGAGCCTCGACCTCGTAGCCGAAGCCGATCGAGGGGTTGGCCTGCAGGTATGCGTCTGGGTCGTTGAGGTCGCACTTCTCCAGCGCGGACCACTCGAACAGCCCGATGCTCGTGTCGTGGGTGTTCGCGTACTCCTCGATCGACTGGATGCCGGAGGCGACGTACTCGTCGTATTCCTTCAGCGCAGCGATCGCGGCCTCGCGGAGATCCTTCAGCACCACGGAGCGCGCGTCGCCCGCGGAGGAGATCGCCCACAGTTGCGAGTTGAATGTCCCGTTCAGCGTCTTCGAGAGCGCCGCCCAGCCCTCCCAGTTCCGCTGCTCGCGCAGCTCGTCCAGGACCGCGCGCGAGATCGAGTCACCTCGGCCACCACCCGAGGTCGACGCCGCGATCTGGTACTGCGCGCCATTCTTCAGGATGATCGACTCGGAGCCATTCGACTCGGCCGGAGGCATCGCCTGCGACACCAGCGCCGGCACGATCGCGTTGCGCTCCGCCGGCGAGAACCGGCTCGGCCACTTCTGCACGTTCGGGTTGCAGCGCCGGAGCACCTTCCTCCAGACCTTCTTCGCGGTGTCCTTGTCCTGCGCAGTACCGAGCACGAGGAACTCATCCGCCGGGACATGCTCGGGGAAGCTGTCGCTGTCGACGAACAACCACCACAGCGCCAGGATTTCGATCAGCTTCGTCTTGCCGTTCTGCCGGCCGACGATGATGACGACCTTGCGGAACCGGTAGCGACCCTCAGGGGTCAGTTCGAGTGCGTGGATCAGTAGCCACTTCTGCCATGGCCGAAGCGAGATCCCGAGGAATCGGGCTGCGAACTCGATGACGTGGAAGCCGTGGGACGTCTCCGGAGTCAGCTCGCGCAGCGGCTTTGTCCACAGTCGAGGTGTCGTGCTACCCCGCCCCTGTAGTAGCGCCCCCCTTAGCTCGGCGGAAACTCTCAAAGTCAGCCACCCCCGGTTCGACTGCAGGCTCGTCCGGAACGGTGTCCGACGACTCGTCCTTGTCCGCCTCGTCCTTCGATGCCCCCGAGATACCCGGCGCCGCCTTAAGTACCTGGCGCGCATCCTTCAGCGCCGCGCGGTACTCAATCCGCGGCCGGGACCCGCCGCCGTTGTCCAGTTCGTCGGCGAGCGAACGCAGCAACTCGACGAGGGGAGCTTCCTCCGGCACCTGCGCCAGCCCCGTAGCCCTCAGCATCCGCGTCAGAGCAGCCCTGTGCGGCCTCGGGGAAGCTTTCGCCATAACGGGGAACCCCCTGGTAGAAATCGGCGCTCAGACGCGGGGAGAGAGGATCGGACCGAGCGGGAGGTGGGCCTCTTGTCGGGGTCCCTGGAGGCGTTGACGCCCCTCCCCTGGGGTGTGGCCTCAGGCGTACGGCAGGAGGTCTACGAGCCGTCTGGGTGTGCGTATGACGTGCGCTCTCGACCATGGGGCGTCTCGGTGACCTAAGACGGGGCAGGTGAGGCCGTGGGGCTCGGGGCGCAGCTCGTCTGGCATGTCTTCATCGAGGATGCGGACGTCCGTCTCTGGGTGTACCCAGATGTTGGGGGCGAGGTCGAGCTTGAAGTCGTTCATGGTCTCCCTCTCGCGCTCACCAGTTGCGGCTGAGGATGCCGAGCCCTGGGAGTGGTGAGTCTGCCCCTCGCTCCGTGTTGCACTCGGCGTGGGAGTGGCGGGCGTTCGCGGGGTCGTGCTGCAACTCTGGGTAGTCCCTGACCGGGTAGAAGTGGTCGAGGTTGTGGGAGTCGGGTGTGCTGTTCGCTGGGACCGCGTAGTTGATGCGCATGCCACACAGCCAGCAGTTCGCCTGGTGGCGTGTCTCGGGGTCCGCGTCGAGCAGCTTCCCTTCCTCGAAGAACTCGAGGCGGAAGGCGGACCATGCGCGGGTTGATACGCGCTGACCGCTCATGCTGACGGGCCGAGTTCCTTCTCGATCGCGGCGACGATCTGCGGCTTTCGCTTCAGCCCGGTCAGGTTGACACCGTTCTCGTCGGCGAAGTCGCGGAGCTGCGGGATGGTGAGGCTGTCGAGTCCTGGCTCTGCAGGGGTGGACGTGCCGGGGCGCACCCACCCCTGCGAGACATACGACTCTGCGACGCCATCGGGCACGGTGATCGTGCTGCGGGTGTCGGGGTCGTGGAGCGTCGTTGCCATGATGTCTCCCGTGTCAGTCGCCCCTGCTGAGTGCCCACCCGAGGGCGGGCTTCCAGAGGATGTCAGCAAGGATGCTGAGCGTGATGGGCGTGGCGATGCCAGCGAGGATGCGCATGCTCTCCTCCTTCATCCGTGCGGGCGGCCGGTGCGAGGGGATCCGGCCGCCCTGCTGGGGATGGGGACAAGAAACGGCAGAAGCCCCGGACCAGAGCGGTTCGGGGCTTCCTCGGAAACTTGTCTACCTCACGCGGCGGGAACCGCGTGAGTCTTGCCGCACTGGCGATCAGCGCGAGTCTTTTCGATATGACACGTCTTGCAGAGCACCTGACACTTGGCGAGTTCACGTTCACGCACCTCGTCGGAGTAGGCCCAGAGTGCGCCGATCTCGATCTCCTTGAGCGCAGGTTCGATGTGGTCGACTTCGAGCCGGTCATCGGATCCGCAATGCACGCATCGACCACCCTGCTCGGCGATCCATGCCTCTCGCCGAGAGCGCTTGCTCTCTCGCACATACTGGCTCTGGTAGTGACGCTTGCACAGTCTCTTGGCGAACGCCTTCTCGGAGCAGTTGTCGAACTCGCATCGACCGAGGGCAACAGCTCGGGGCCTCACCGGCGCGTCGAGCGGGAGGCCGCGGCGGCGGCGCGAGTTGTGCGTGTGGCAGAGCCCCCGACACACGTGCGGCTTGTCGCATCCGTCTATGGTGCAGGTACGATTGGTCACATCGACTCCTTCCCGAGTCGGTCACACCCCGGTCTGTTCGCGCAGATGCGGGGCTTCTTTCTGTCTCGCTAGAACTGTTCACTTTCAACATAGGTGCGGCAAGTACTCTGTTGTCAATCTCCAATATCTTCGGCGTGTCGCATGATCTCCTCCGCGAGCTTCTTCCTCAACCTCCAGCGATGCGTCGGCCAGTTCATGAGCCTGTCGCGGAACCATGCCTGGAGGATGCTCTTCTCGACGACACGCACCTGCTGGCCGTCCTGATCGATGAGCTGAGTCTCCATGCCCTGCGACTTCCAGTAGCGGATCGTGCGGGGTGAGCGCTTCACGAGTGCGCCGGCTTCCCGGTAGGTGAGGTACTCAGCCATCGGGTGGCCGATCGACGGTGACGCCACATTCGAGGCACCATTCCACGAGTACACGGCCCGACCAGTTCTCTACCCGGTCTAGGTCGTGGTCCTGGTGGTATTCGATACCGCGCGGGATCTGCTTCTTCACGAGGCGGTCGAACTCGCGATCCCACCATGCCGGCGTCTGGTCAAGCTCGGCCCGGATATGAGCAGGGATCGGCTCAGGCATTGTCCTCTCCCCCGCTCTCGTGTTCCTGGTCCACCGGTACCCGCACCCATTCGCCGGCGGGGACGGCCTTCGTTCGCTTCTGGATCATCGGCCGCTCGACGAGCGCTGCGAACTCCCGCGCCTTCTCGACGGACTCGACCTTCATGTACGAGCGGATGCGGTATCCGTCGATCGAGGGACCAGAGGGTGTCGAGTAGCTGACCCCGATCTCCCATTCCGGTTCCTCGGCTACGACACCGGGGCGAGCCGAGATCTCAGCAGGCTCACCGCTCCGAATACGCTTCGCGATATCGTCGCAGTTCTCCTCGTACCGATACCCCTCTTCGGCGTGGAGTGCTGCACGCTCACGCTCGACGGCGCGCACCTCGGCATCGTGAGCGGCCAGCCAGCGGTCGAAATCAGATTGCAGGGCCGGGGACTGGAACTGAGGCATCTGTCGTGAACGCGAGAAGCCATTCCGCACTTCTTCGGTTGTCGGCGTGTATTCGCTCATCAGAACGCTCCCGCTTGTGTCTGCGTGCCGTTCAGCCATTCGAGGTACTCGACGCGGCGGGTCTCGATGTCGCGCTTCACGGACTCGCGGCCCTGCCACACGTCGCTCGGTGTGATCGACTGCACTGCGGCCATCAGCGCGGCCTGCGCATTTGTCATGCTCATCGGTTCTCTCCCTGCTCGGTGACGGCGGCACGGTACTGCTCTGCGATGTCGCGAAGCACGAGCCACGCGCCGACGTTCGGCCGCTGCATGATCTCGTCCATCGCATCTTCGATCACCGTCGCTTTCGCTTCTGCGGACAGCGCGTCGGACGGTTCGCCCTGCGGCTCCGCGAGCGGACAGCTTCCACCATGCCCCGTGACCGGTTCATAACCTGTCGGTTCGCAGTAGCATCCTTCACCCCCGAGGATGGTCGGTTGCTTATCTTCCCTGATTCGTGCGAGCAGAGGGCCGCTGTACGGGCTGATTGGCTTTGACCACGGCATCCCGGGGCTCGAAGCGTCATCATCGTGCTCGTTGACGGATCGAAGCGTTGCAGACGCACCCTCGTGCCACGCTGCGTTGGCGAGAGCGAGACCAGCCCGCGTAGCGATTAGATCATCGACGCTCGGCTCCGGTACCTCGGAGCGACGGAAGCCGCCGTCTACCGCCGCATCCCACCCGCGGAAGAACGCTGACATTTGCCCGGTCGAAATGTCAGCCTTCGGGAGATCGCTTGCATTTGCGTGCGCCTTCTCGAACACGGCGAGAGCATCGGCCAGGCGCATCACCATACCCACTGGGGAATCCGCGTCCCATGACCCTCGACGGTCCCAGGATGCGACCAGCTCTCGGGCTTCCTCGATCAGCTTCTCGTTGTCAGTCATGGTCGCTCTCCCTCGGTCTTCTTCTTCGCAGCGGCGATACGTGCCGCGAACGCTGCTCTATCGGCCGCGCTGACGCCGCCCAGCGCCTGGATGGGCTTCCCATCGACCTCGGTGATCTGGCGGCGCCCTGGCGTCGGTTCTTCGCGGGTCTCGTTCCCGCAGGTGCGGCACCGCTTCACCTCGACCGACCGGGGCCCGATCCGGCTGCCGACCCAGACGGACCGCACCTGGTACTCCCCGCAGACGGTGCACGTCTCGGGCTTGCGGCGGCGGGGGCTGTTGAAGACGCCGTATCGTCCGCGCAGGTGACGGATGACGACGAACAGATCCTCGGGTTCCTTCGCGAGCGTCGGTGCGGCTGCGATCTGCTCGCCGTGGTCGATGAGCCACCCGATCGTGATGAGCGCTTCACCTCGCGCGGTGAGCGGATCAGCGTCGGGCTTGATCGACACGGTAGGTGGGATCCGCGTCGGCTTGGCCACCACACTGACCGCGGCGCTGTAGTAATCGATCAGTTCGTCCCACAGCTCCCGGGCATCCGCTGCCCCGCCCTGCGCAATGACCCCGGCGTATCGGTCGTAGTCGAAGTGCACTGTCGGGGTGGTGTCGTAGAACCCTCCCCCGGTGATCTGGTCCCGATCGAACCGGGACCCACCACGTGACACGGGCAGCTGCGGGAGCGTGGACTCTACGAGCGCTTCCAGGATCGAGGGGACGAGCTCGAGGTGCCACTCGTGTTCGCGCATCCACTGGTCGTGCGCGGCGTCGGGGTCGATCGCCATGGTGATGTCAGTCATGCGGCCAGCCCCAGATCCCGGCGGACCGTGTAGCCGAGCGATTCAACGCACGCGGCGATGATGTCGCGGGCCGCGTTCGGGGTGACGGCGTTGCCGGCCATCTTCACCTGCTCGCGCTTGTTGCCCAGCAGCACGTAGTCAGCCGCGAAGGACATGCCCCGCTTGATCTCGTCGGGCTCGAGCATCCGGAACTCGGCGTCGTAGACCATCTGCCAGATCTCGTCGTCGGTGAAACCGAACTCGAGTTCCACGATGTCGCCGGGTGTCAGCAGCGACTGGTTACCCGCGGCAGTGATCGTGCGAACCGGCTCGGTGACCGGCGTCGACATGCCCGCCGCGTTGCCACGCGAGTTCTGCTGTCGGATCACGAGCGCGTGGTGGTTCCCGGACGCTGCGACTGTATCGATCGGCTGATCAGTGGTCTTGGCGACGCCGTGATTCCGCAAGGGAACGACCAGCGCATCTGTCTCCGTCGTGGTGCGCGTCGGCATCGGTCGATCTGTCGACGTTGCTTCGGTCCGCCATGTTCCCCCGACGGGGACGAGCAGGCCCGTCTCGTTGCGCGTGGACTGCGTGCGCATCGGCGCCGACGTCGGACTCGCCTTCTTCCCGTCACGGCCCTCCACGGGCACCAGCAAGGCTGCATGGTTGCCGCCTGCGACGATCGCGGGCAGCGGCTCTCGGACGGGCCTCGAGCGCGACTCGTCCGAGCCGGAGACGTTGTTCACGATCAGCGCCTTCGACGCGGTGCCGTGCAGCGTGCGCAGTGGTTCGGCTGCAGGCCAGGCCCGGTAATAGGCGCTGTCCTGTCCGTGCTGCTTGTGCTTCGGGTCGGCGGCGTCGTACTGGTTACCCGATGCCTCGACGATCATGTCCTTCGCCCAGTGGCGCTTCACGCCGTGGAAGGTGCGGAGCATCGTCTTCTCGGCGAGCTCGTCCATCCCGAGGCTCTTCCGATCGCTGATGCGGATGCCCTTCCTCTTCCAGTCGATGATCGTCTCGGCGCCGGCGACGTCGGGGAACACCTCGGTGTTGCAGGAGACGACCGGGCAGCGGAGCGTGTACTGCGCGCCGTAGGTCTTCATCGGCGAGCCCTTCGGCTTCATCACCTGCGCTGTCTGGATCATCCCGTGTTCGGGGCAGAAGGCTTGCGGGCGGATCCACGTCTCGAAGTCGGGGCGAGGGTTCCCTGCCCGCCAGAAAGTGACGTACACGCGGTCACGCGACTGAGGTGCGCCTTCGCCCATGCCCTGTGAGTGCATCGAGTTCAGCCAGATCACCTCGTGCAGGTAGCCCATGTCGTGCATCGATCGCAGCCACCGATTCCAGTGGACGCCCTTCACGACACGGGGAACATTCTCGACGATGACGATCTCGTACAGATGATGGGCGGTGAACCTCGGCACATCCCACATGCCCATCCGAGAGCGCTCCGCGGCCTCGTCGGGGAGATCGTCGCCGAAGAAGTCCCACGCGAGCTGTCCGTCCGGGAGCTTCTTGCCCTTCGCCTGCGACCAGTTCGTGCACTCCGGGGAGAACCATCCGATCGTCGTCGACGGGTAACGTGCCGGGTCGGCCTTGTTGATGTCGGCCTGGTCGTGGTCCGTGTCGGGGTGGTTCGTGTTGTGCGTGACGATCGCGAGATCCCAGTGATTCACGGCCATGGTGACGCGGACCACGCCGGTCGCGACGCCGCCCGTGGACGAGCCTCCAGCGCCGCAGTAGTAGTCCGACATGGTGACGTCGGAGTCGCGCCTGCGCTGCAGCATCAGCGTGCTTCCTTATCCGCTCGGGCGGCTGCGTGGCAGTCCGCGCAGGTGACGCGCGCCCAGGTGTCGGTGCGCTTGTTCTTGCGGCCGCAGTAGCCGCGGCCGGTGTCGGGGTTCGGGGCGCAGACGCGATCCTTCGCGACTGTCGAGACGACCGGTGGCGCCAATGCAACTCGCGCCCTCTTGATCGGGCCCTCGCTCATGGCGCCACCGCCATGTGCTCAGCGAGATCAGGGCAGAGCGCCCGTGCGAGATCGACTGACGCAATCTTCCGCAGCGCGGCCCGTCGCACCTTGCCCGCGTACCAGTAGCCGTCCGAGTGGTGCCAGATCACGCCGGCGCCATCCATCACGGCCGCGCCCTCTTCCGCTTCGGTGAAGAACGCGAGCATCACCTGCGCCTCACGCTGATCCGCGGTCTGTGTGACGCTCACAGCAGGCCCTCCTCTCGGAGCTTCGCCTCGGCGAGCGAGACGCGCCGGAACGTAGCCGCATCACCGCCCAAATCGGGGTGCGCTACACGCTTGGCGAGACGAAGGATCGCGCGCGGCTCGCCAAGCGCGCTCACATCCGCGAGCCGCGCCAGCCATGTCAGCGCATGATCCGCCGTCTCGAAGCCGGCGGGTGCGGCGGTGGCTTCGAGAGCGAGGAAGCCGCGGTACTGCTCGCCGTGCTTCGTCGTCCCGTAACGGTCGACCATGCGCAGCGCCTCGAGAGACTTCGCGATGCCGCGGACGTTGTCCTGCCACCGGTCGAAGGTGTCGACGGCGTAGGAAAGGTGGCCGACCTTCGCGTCGAACGAGAGGATCACGCCCGGGTGCTCCTGTTTCGCGTTGGCTCGAGGCTTCCCGTCGAGGCGGAAGTCCTCCGGACGGATCGCGACGAGCAGCTCGCGCTCACGGGCGCCGAGGTGACGGAGCTCGGAGTTCAGGAGCGAGAGTGTCGCCGACCAGGACGCCGAGAAGTTCGACCGCTGACGACGCGCCGTGAGTAGTCCAGGCCACTCCCGGATCGGCGCGACTGTCATCCCATCGGGCCAGGCGCTCATGCGACTCGCCCCCAGACGTCGAACAGGACCGTGCCGTTGCCGGAGGCATGGTCGGCGCGGTGTCCGTCTTCACGGGTGCACTCGAAGCCCGTCTCGCTGAGCGCCTCGCAAGGCATGTAGCCGTCGCGCCCGGTGTGATCGGGGGCGCCGATCTGCAGGTGGCAGGGATGCTCGCACATCACCCACTCGTCGGTGATGGTGAGGGTTTGCCCGTCGCAGTTGCCGCACTTCCCGGCGACACACTCGGGATGGAT